TAGATGACCGTGTCCTAGTTACATTAGCATATGAGTTAATGGCTGACTTCGAAGACGACGTTGCTTCTCGTAAGGATTGGATACAAACATATGTAGATGGTCTTGAGCTATTAGGTTTAAAGATTGAAGAGCGTTCAGAGCCTTGGGAAGGCGCATGTGGTGTGTATCACCCACTATTAAGCGAGGCTGTTGTTAAGTTCCAAGCTGAGACGATGATGGAAACATTCCCAGCCGCAGGTCCAGTTCGTACGCAAATCATCGGTAAAGCCACCCCAGAGAAGAAAGAAGCGGCAGCTCGTGTTGAAGAAGATATGAATTATCAATTGACAGACGTTATGAAAGAGTTTCGTCCTGAGCATGAGCGTATGTTATGGGGTCTAGGTCTAGCAGGTAACGCGTTCAAGAAAGTGTACTTTGACCCAGCACTAAACCGCCAAACGTCAATGTATGTTACAGCTGAAGATGTGGTAGTGCCATATGGTACATCAAGTCTTGAGTCAGCCGAACGTATTACACATGTAATGAGAAAGACAGAAAACGATATCCGCAAGCTACAAAGCGCAGGATTCTATCGTGATGTTGAGCTAGGTGAGCCGACATATAACTTAGATGAGGTAGAGAAAAAGATAGCTGAGAAGTTAGGCTTCCGTGCTTCTACTGATAACCGCTTTAAACTCCTAGAGATGCAAGTTGAATTAGACTTAGAAGGCTACGAGCATGAAGATGATGATGGAGAACTTACAGGGATTGCACTTCCATACATTGTAACTATTGAAGTAGGCACAGCTACAATCCTAGCTATTCGCCGCAACTGGAAACCTGACGATGAGTTTTATCAAAAACGTAACCACTTTGTCCATTACGGATATATTCCCGGCTTTGGTTTTTATTGCTTTGGGCTTATCCATCTTATCGGTGCTTTCGCTAAGTCTGGCACTTCTCTCATTCGTCAGCTTGTTGATGCTGGCACCTTGGCTAATCTACCGGGGGGTTTTAAAACTCGTGGGTTACGTGTTAAAGGTGACGATACACCGATAGCTCCGGGTGAATTTAGAGATGTAGACGTACCATCAGGCACAATGCGCGACAACATCATGCCGTTGCCTTATAAAGAACCTTCACAAGTGCTTATGGGATTATTAAGCATGATTGTAGACGAGGGTCGTAAGTTCGCTGGTGCTGCTGATATGCAAATATCAGATATGTCTGCCAACTCACCAGTAGGTACAACGCTGGCTGTATTAGAGCGCACATTGAAAATGATGAGTGCAATTCAAGCTCGTATCCATTACTCAATGAAACAAGAGTTCAAGTTACTTAAAGATATCATTCGTGACTTTACTCCTGACGAATATGAATATGACCCAGACCAAGGTGACCGCAAGGCTAAGAAAGAGGACTACGACCAAGTGTACGTATTGCCTGTATCAGACCCGAACGCAGCTACGATGGCACAGAAGGTCGTCCAATATCAAGCAGCCCTACAGCTGGCTCAGACAGCGCCACAGCTATATGATTTACCGCTACTTCACCGTCAAATGTTGGAAGTTTTAGGGATTACGAATTTCCAAAAACTTGTGCCTATGGCTAGTGACTTATTACCAACTGACCCAATCAGTGAGAATCAAAATATTCTTAAGGGTAAGCCAGTTAAAGCGTTCCTATATCAAGACCATGTATCACATATATCAGTGCATCAATCAATGATGCAAGACCCACATGTGCAACAATTGGTAGGCATGAACCCACAACTCGCGCAACAGTTACAGGCTGCAATGTCAGCGCATATTATGGAGCACTTAGGATTTGAGTATCGCAAGCAAATGGAAACCGCTATGGGTGGTACATTGCCTCCATATGTTGACCCATCTGATGATAGTCAAGAGCAAGAAGTTATGCCTCCACAAATTGAGTCACAAGTTGCACAAATGGCAGCTAAGGCATCACAACAATTGTTAGGTCAACACCAGCAAGCAGCGCAGCAAGCGCAGAACGCACAAACTGCTCAAGACCCTATTATTCAAATGCAACAACAAGAGTTACAACTTAAGCAGCAAGATATCCAACGTAAAGTGGCTAAAGACCAATCTGATGCGCAGTTCAAAGCACAACAGCTTGCAATTGACCAACAACGTGTAGCAGGGCAACAACGTATATCTGCAGCACAAATGGCTATAAACCATGCAAATACTACGGACAAACTACAGGCAGACCAACGCATGAAGGGGTTCCAAACAGCAGTAGATGTACATAAACATCAAACTAATATTGAGCATCAACAAGGAACGGCATTCAGTAACCAGAACCATCAACAGGGTATGGCTATGGATGACCAAGAGCACCAACGTAAACTCCAAGAGATGCAACATAACTTGCAAGGAAAATTAGCAGAGAAGTCTGCACAACTAAAACCAAAATCACAGAAAGGTGAATAATGGACAGAAATCTTGAATTTCTTTTATCCGAGTACAAGGACCGAATGGAAATGCTTTCCGAAGCGCTAATACGCGGTAATTGCCCAACGATAGAAGAGTACAGATACATATGTGGTCAGCTACGTGGTCTCGAAGCTGCATGTGGAATTATCGTAGACCTCAAACAACGAATGGAGAACTCGGATGAGTAACCTAAACTTAGCTCAAGCTATCGACCTCACAGGGTTGGCAGTAAAGGCTAGACAAGATGCATCAATAGAAGCAGAGGTAGGCGACAAAGAGAAAGCATCACAAATCCCAATCCCGACAGGTTATCACATATTATGTGCGATTCCTGAAATGGAAAAGGAATATGAAAGTGGTTTAGTAAAAGCTGATGAAACAGTGAGAATGGAAGAAGTTTTAACTACAGTATTATTTGTAGTTTCACTAGGACCAGATGCGTATAAAGATGAAACTAAATTTCCATCTGGCGCGTGGTGTAAGCAGGGTGACTTTATCCTTGTACGACCAAACTCAGGCAGTCGATTAGTAATCCACGGAAAAGAATTCCGATTAATTAATGATGATACCGTAGAGGCAGTAGTAGAAGAACCTCGTGGTATTCGTCGCAAATAGAGGAAACAGAAATGGCTAAATTTGATAGTGAAGGATATAAATTTCCAGACGAACTAGATAACAAGAATGTTGAAATCGAGTTTGATGGCGATGAAATAGATGTAGAACTGGTAGATGACACACCAACGGAGGACCGTAATACAACTCCGCTAACTCCAGAAATTACAGAAGAATTAGAAGAAGCAGATGAATCAGCTGAGTATTCTAAGAATGTAAAGACTAAGTTTAAGCAATACAAAAAAGCTTGGCATGATGAACGTCGTGCTAAAGAAGCAGCCCTACGCGAACAACAAGAAGCATTAGGTATGGCGCAACGAATTCTTGATGATAACAAGCGATTAAAAGGCATGTTACAGTCAGGTGAGAAAGAATTAATCACTACATATCAGACATCTGCTGATTTAGAGTTACAAAAAGCTAGACGAAACTATAAAGAAGCGTATGATTCAGGTGATTCTGATAGATTGCTGGAAGCGCAGGAGGAAATGCTTAACGCCTCATTTAAGGTAGATAAAGCAAAAAGTTTCAAACCTACTGTACAAATAGATGAAAATGATGTACAAATACGTTATCCAGCACAACAGGCTGCTCCGATGGAGCCAAAACTAGCCGAATGGCTAACCGAAAATGAATGGTATGCGGATAAAGAACGAACATATTTAAAAGAATATGCTAAAAAGATTCACGGTAAATTAGCGAGTCAATTTGGAGATTCTTATGTTGGTACTGACGCATATTATAAAAACATATCTAAGGAAGTGAAAAGTCGCTTCCCAGATGAATTTGAAAGTAATGAAGAACAAAACGATGATGGTGATAAACCACAACGTACAAGTAAACCAAGCACAGTAGTTGCGTCAGCCAGACGTAGTACCGGGACCAAGAAAGTCCTACTTACTAAATCGGCACAAGCCATAGCTAAAAAACTAGGTTTGTCAAATGAACAATATGCTGCTGCACTATCTAAATTGGAGTCTTAAAAATGGCTGAAAATAGAACACCTCGTGAAATACAAACTCGTATCGCTGATGAGCGCCCTAAACAGTGGCAAGCTCCTGAACTCTTACCAGAGCCAGATAAAGAAGCAGGATACGCGTACAGATGGATTCGTGTCTCAACACTAAATACAGCGGATGCCCGCAACATATCTAAGTCACTTAGAGAAGGTTGGGAACCTGTGAGGATTGAGGAACAACCCAAATTTAAACTGTTAATGGACCCTAATAGTCGCTTTCAAGAGAATATTGAGGTCGGTGGATTATTGCTTTGCAAGACACCTACTGAATTTGTGCAGCAACGTAAGGCGCATTATGACAACCTTACACAAACACAAGCAGAGGCTGTAGACAATAATTTGATGCGTCAAAGCGACCCTCGTATGCCTATTTTTAAAGAAGGCAAATCAAGTACAAGTAAAGGCTTTGGCAAAGGTAGTTAATTTTAATTTAAGGAGTTTTATATGGCTTATCCACAAGTTCCAGCACCATATGGATATAAGCCCGTAAATTTGATTGGCGGTCAGGTATTTTCTGGCTCAACACGTAACGTAGCAATTCAATACAACTACGCAACGGCAATCGGTTACGGCGATGCAGTAAAAGAAGTAAATGGTTTTGTAACGCGCGCATTAATTGCAAGTGCAACAACAGCTAATCAGGTAACGGGTGTTTTCTTGGGTTGCTACTACACTAACCCAAGTACTAAACAACGTATCTGGAGTCAGTACTATCCGGGTGGTGTTTTAGCTGGTGATATTACTGCAATCATTTCTGATGATTATGATGTTGTATTAAAAGCAGCTGCATGTTCTGCAACAACTGTTATTGGTTCAGTAGCACAAGCAATGATTGGTTCTAACGTAGGTGGTATTGCTAACACAGTTAATATTGCTAACGGCGACTCATTAGCTGCAGTATTAGTTCCAACAGCATTAAGCACAGCAACATTACCATTCCGTGTTGTAGATATCGTTCGTGAAACAGCAGTAAACTTAGGTACAGTAACCTTTGCTTCTGGCGCATCAACAACATTAACAGTTAGTGCTTTACCATTCGCATTACCTGTAGGTACAGATGTTAGTACCTTAGATGCTACTGGTCAGTTAATTCAAAGCGGTTCATACGTATCAGCAGCAGCGACTGCAGGTGCTACATCCGTTACTATCAATGCGGCACCAACGACAGCTTTCGTAGCAAGTTCAACAATGGTGTTTACACAGTATCCAGAAGTACTCGTGAAGTTCAATATCGGCTATCACGGCTACACTTCTGCAACTGCAGTTTAATTAAGGAGTATTTAAATGGCTATTTCACGCGCACAACTACTGAAAGAGTTGCTCCCCGGATTGAACGCATTGTTCGGTTTAGAGTATGCTCGCTACGGTCAAGAACACACTGAGATTTATGAAACAGAAACTTCAGAGCGTTCTTTCGAAGAAGAAACAAAATTGTCTGGCTTCTCAGCTGCACCTGTTAAAGGCGAAGGTTCTGCAATCGCTTATGACAATGCTCAAGAAGCATGGACTGCTCGCTACAACCACGAAACTATCGCCCTTGGCTTCAGCTTAACTGAAGAAGCTATCGAAGATAACTTGTATGACTCATTGTCTGCTCGTTATACTAAGGGTCTAGCTCGTGCTATGGCATATACTAAGCAAGTTAAAGCTGCTGCTGTATTAAACAACGGTTTCTCTGCCCAATATACTGGCGGCGATGGCGTATCTTTATTCAGTGCTGCTCACCCATTAGTAAACGGTGGCGTTAATGCTAACACACCATCAACTCAAGCTGACTTGAACGAAACTTCATTGGAAAATGCTGTTATTCAAATCGCTGCTTGGACTGATGAACGTGGTCTATTAATCGCTGCAAAACCTAAGAAATTGATTGTTCCACCAGCGCTACAATTCGTTGCAACTCGTTTGCTTGAAACTGAATTGCGTGTTGGTACAAACAACAATGACATCAACGCAATTAAGAACAACGGTTCTATCCCAGATGGTTACACAATTAACCACTTCTTTACAGATACTAACGCATGGTTCTTAACTACTGATGTACCTAACGGCATGAAACATTTCGAACGTACTCCTATGCAAAATAGCATGGACGGTGATTTCGATACTGGTAATGTCCGTTACAAATCTCGTGAACGTTATAGCTTCGGTTATTCTGACCCACTAGGTATGTATGGTTCTTCAGGTTCATTCTAAGTAATTAGATTGATTGAAAGGGGCTTCGGCCCCTTTTCTTTTGGCTTCAGACCGTTCATCATGATGATGAATTCGATGGCAATTTGCACATAGCACAACACACTTATCCATAATTTCTTGAATAGCTTTTGTATATGCACCACCCTTAGTAAGTACGTTTATTTTCTGATTATCTGGATGTGGAATTAAGTGATGAAAATCTAAAGTGGCTGGATGATTTTGCCCACATTGAGTACAAGATAAACTAGCTTTAAATTCTTGAAAGTTAGCTCTGGCGCGCTCTTTACTCAGCCTACTCGCAGCTTTTACTTTTTCTTTATTCGCTTCGTAATACTTTTTAGACTGTGCTTTTTGTACTGCTCTCCGTACACCTATGTCTTTATATGGCATAATATTCCTTAAAATACTTGCACAAAATCGTAGAAGTAGTATTATTCATCTATCTGGGTAATTGCTTTTACCGCCACTGCCCCAGCAGACGATGCAACGATTGGTAAAGGCTCTTTTGCATAAGGAAGTATATCATGGGTAGAAGTACATTTGAAGGACCAGTTTTAGCTGGTGATAATCGTTTTGGTCCACTACGTAATGTGGGTTCTATTGAGTTAGTTCAAGGTGCAGATTTAAACTTTGCTAACGTTTCTGGTTCAGGTACTGTGGGTTATCCCGGTGCTTCAGGTCAATTTGTTCAATCAAACAACATTCCAAACGTTCCGGGTACAGTATATAGCCCATCAGCAACAGTATATCCTCCTGTTGTAGTAACACCTACTGCAGATGCTGCTACACTTACATATCGCGGTGTAGTATTTTACTTACCATATGGTTCAAACATTAATGATATTCTTGTAGATGTAGGTACAACTATCGGAGTTACTTCAGGTGCTTTAACAGGTGCAGTAGTAAACTTAGGTAACCAATTCAACGGTACTCAATATGGTGTAGCTACATTAACAGTTACTTCAAACTTAGTTGTTGTAGGTCGTACCGCTGTTACACTTACTGGCGCTAACATAAGTGCAATGCAAAATACTACAGGTGATATCACTAACCCACCTGCAAATGGTCAAGGTTCAGGTCCATACTCATCATTAGTATCACAAGTTGTAGCTACACTAGCACTAACAGGTACAGGTACTCCAGCTCCAAACAGTGGTACATTATATGTAACTGTTCGATATACTCAACTTGACGGTTCTATTGGTTCAACTACAGCTTACCCATACGGTAACTTTGACTAATTAATCTTAGGGGCTTCGGCCCCGCTTTAACTCTAAGGAGATTAATTATGACAATGCAATATGATGTAAAAAGCGCTTATTTAGCTGCAACAGGTCAATTTGTGACTGGTCGCTGTAGATTGAAAAATCTTATATTCTTACCTAATGGTACAGCTGGCTCTATAGTTATTTATGATGGTACCGATACTACTGGTCCTATAGTATGGCAAACAAAAACATTAACTGGTGTTCAGCCATTCCAACTTATTGTTCCCGGTGAAGGAATATTAGCATACACAGGTTTGTATGCGGTCTTTACTAACATATCTTCAGCCACAGTCTGCTACGGATAATATATGAGTATACCTGACCACGTAGAAACAGCTAGGGAATTAGCTACTCATGCCAACGAAATTAAGCATTTGCAAAACGATATGGATAAAATGCTTAAAGATATGGGCGAAATTAAAGATACACTTGCCAAAATCAATGAAACTTTGTCTGCTGCTCACGGAGGCTGGCGTATGCTTATCGCTGTGGGTAGTGCTGCTGCTCTTGTTGGCGGATGCGTTGCTTGGTTTTTTGAGCATGTAGG